CAGAGGTGCCTTGGGTCTTCGGCGCCTTTGCGCAGCCCAGCGGCGCTGAACGGCTGGCAGGGATAACCGCCAGTGAGCACATCAACTCTGTCTCGAAAGCAGTGTGCTGGCAGGGTTTTAAGATCCGACCACACAGGTGCCGGAACCAGCTGTCCCGCTTCCATCTTTGCGACCAAGTTCGCAGCTGCGAAGGCTTCGATCTCCACATGAGCGACTGTTCTATGTTGATATCCGGCAAGCTCAAGTCCTCGCTCGATGCCACCGTATCCAGTGCAGAGACTGAGGACGGTTGGTAGTTCTGCGGGATGATCCACATTATTCATCTACCTCACCCTCGCGAACCCAGCGTCCAACGACGACAAACTTGCGCATCATTCGCGTCCTATCGGGCCGCTCAACGATGCGCAGCGCGTCGTTCGCAATCCAAGTGCTGACCATATGGCGCACCTTGGCGCGGACGTAGCTGTCCTTTATGTCGAGGTTCATGGTGTCGGCAACCGCCTGCCCTACCCAGTCCTTGGCGCGCGCGTTCTCGCGGTACTCGCCGGCCGCGACCTTGCGCTGCACGGCCTCCAGGTCATTGCGCGTCACGTCGCTAAAGGCATCAGGCCACTGCCATGGCTCAGCCACGCCAACGCTATCGCCGTTTGGTAGCTCGATGCTGATGAGCTTGCGCCAAGTGCTGTCGGCTGATGGTGGTGAGAGATTGTTTTTGCTGTCGCCCTCGCGTGTGTAGCGCCAAAACTGATCCTCGTCGATGCCCGCGTTACGGGCCTCGTCTGCGGTCATGCGCTGTAGCCGGCGAACAAAGCGTGCCGCATCTACCAGGGCACTTGCGCCCCTAGCGTCGGCTACGGAAGCACCGCCCATGCCATTGTCTTTGCGCACATGGTGAACCAAGTGAATAGCGCAGTTGCTGTCGCTGGCCACCTGCGACCAGCGTTTGACCACCATGTCTATAGCGACGTTATCGTTCTCGCTCAGCTGGTGGCTGCTGACGAACGGGTCAACGATCACGCAGTCGATTTTGTTGGCCTTGATGTGCTCGGTCAGCTGATCGGCGACCGGCGTGAGCAGATTATGGCCGCCGATGGTTTGCGCTAGGATCAGCGGCTCATCGCGCCCGCTGTTGATCAGCAGCCGGTCGGCGATGTCTGCCTGCGTGAGCTCGTAGTGCTGCGCAATGGCGTACACCTTGCGGTAAATCTCGTCTATCGGGTCTTCTAAGTTCCAAAGCCAGCACTTGCGAGCGTCCGTATGCCGGCCCAAAAAAGATTGCCCGGTCGTCATCGCAACGGCCTCAGCAGTGATGATGGTGCTTTTACCTAGCCCGCCAGGCGCGACCGTCACGCTCACCACCCCGCGCGGGTAAGCATGCCCCCAGACGAACTGCCTGGCTGGCAGCTGCTCTGGGTCACCAAGCACAAAGGGCTTTGGCTGTAGCTTTGTCGGCTCCGCTTCTTGCTGCTTTGCAAGCTCGGCCTCGGCGCGCTCGCGATTGTCTTCGGCTGTTTGGTACACAGAGTCAACCGTGCGGGCGACCTCATCCGCGTCTAATGGTGGCGTGTTGCGTTTATTAATAAGTAGCGCCTGCTCGAATGCGTCGACCTTGTCGAGCCCACGATTGATTAGGTGGCCGATTTCGCTGGCAAGGTCATTGTTACGACTACCTTGGTGCGAGCCCGCGTCCGTTACGCTAAAGCCAGTGCTTTCCACTGGCTGTGGCTTTGGCGTATTGAACCCCTCGATCAGCCGAATGTCCTTGGCGGTTAACATAGGGAGCTCGCGCCACCAGCAATCAACGCCAGGGTCTTCGTCGCGACAGTAAATGTGCCCGGTCTCATGGATAGAGCCGGGCGCAATGACGCAGCCGCCAGTGCCGCGCAGGTCAATCTTGAGCTCTGGGTTCACGCCGTTGCGTACCTCAAAGTTGGGATTGACCTGGTAGAAAAAGTGCTTGCCCTTAGCGGTGATCGTGCGACGCGGCGTATGAGTTGCTTGCGTCTCCCAAAAGACCGTCGCTTCTTCCGAGTCGGTATCGACCACCACCACCTGCCGCCCAGTCAAAATCGCCCAGTTGCAGCCAGAGTATTTTTGCGTTGATAGCCAGTGGTTAACTTCGTCTTCGCTAGGCGGCTCTTCCTGGTATCGCTTCCAAGGCACCAGCGGTCGTTTTTCGATCGGATGCGCTGGCACGACCGTCAGTCCTTCTTCGACCAGCCGCCGCGCCTCCTCTCTCGCACCCTCGCGGTCTGACATCGCTTCAGCCATTGGCCGCTTGGCTTTGGGTATACAGGTCTGGCCGGAGCTCTTCGCGCTTAATGCCGGTGATGGCCTCGACGGCGACGACGCGCTCTGCTGGGATCTTGTTCGCCCACTTCCACTTGTAAACGGAGCCGCGAGAAATGTTTAGGCGAGCGGCAAGCTCGCTAATCACTATTTTTTGCCAAATGTCTGTGTGTGTCATCGCTGCGAATGTACACCTTTAGGTAGACAGTAGCAACGGACAGGGAGGTTTTTGCGAACGTGTTGCCAGCTGTCACCTAATAGGATACAGTCGACGACCAATTTAGTTAAGGGAGAAATAGGATGAAGAAAGACATTGCTAGTCGCATCCGCGACTTGCGCAATGCACGCGATTTGAGCCTGCGCCAATTAGCTGAGTTGTCCGGAATAAACCATAACGTGATTCATAAGTGGGAGACAGGTAAGGCAACGCCTAACCGCGCGAACGTCGTGCGCCTGGCTGAGCTTTTTAACGTGAAGCCTGCTTGGTTGCTTTTCGGGCGAGACGACAGTACTAATGGCCTTAACGTGCAAGACACGTTTGCGGCATTATCAATCAATTCACAACAACAGATTAATGCGCTGATCAACCACCTACTGGACGTGGAGAGCGCGACAGGAGTAGTTAATGGACAAGATTCGTAAAGAACGCCAACGACTTTGGGACACCTATATAGACCTAGCGGCCACCGAGGCCACCTGCCCGCTTTATGAGTTTCGCGGCCTCACCTTTCACGAGGTGCCTGGCTGCGAAATCTCGCGACCTTACACTACATGGCTGAAGACGATGTCGCACTCACCCTACCTACCAAAGTCGCGCAAATACCTGATGCAAGTTGCCACCACTCACAAAGAATTTTACAAGGGCGAGTTTGGCGAGTCGCTGCTGATTTTGCGCGATGCCAGTTTTGTGGCGCTTCGGATCGGCTCTGACATGCTTTACGTCGCGGTAAAACCTCGGGACACGCACGTCATGCGCTCGCACGCTCGACATAAAAACCTGATCTACGATCTGCGTAACCTAGAGCTCGTTTCGCTGAAAGAGAACAGCGAAGGCTACGACAACGTGCTAATCGCATCATTTTAAATAAATTGTTACAGCTGTCACCATTTCGTTGACAGCTTAGTGGGTCATCTATAGTGTTCTTCTTGTCACCGAAAAGGAGTACACTGGATGACCCAACGATTGATACAAAACGGAAGCAACGAACCTAGCCTCGAATCGCTAGTCTCCCGGTTAGCTGAGCTCAAACAGATTGAAGAAGACGCACGGCTTGCCCGCGTCGCGCATGAAGCCATCATTCTCCCCTTCTTGGAGCAAGTGCCCCAAGGTTCTAAGACCACCACCCTCGCCGATGGCCGCAAGGTCACCGTGAAAAACGGCGACTCTTATTCGGTCGATTGGCAGGCGTGGAAGCAGGTAAAGAACGACATACCTGACGAGCTCAAGCCGGTTCAGCTAAAAGAAGTGCTAAGCGAAACCAAGCTGCGTTATTTGATGAATAACGAAGTCGACACTTACAAAGCCATTGCCAAGTGTTTTGTCGCGCGACCTCAGAAGCCGGGCATCACGGTTAAGGAGGCACCGCATGGCGTTTGATCTATCAACCATCAGCAAGACCAGCATGCCGCAGGCCATCCAATTTGTGGTTTATGGCAATGCAGGCGTCGGCAAAACCACCCTGGCAAGCCAGGCGCCCAAGCCTATCTTCATCCAAACAGAAGACGGCGCCGGCAACCTGCAGGTCGATGCGTTCCCCTTGGCTGAGTCATACGACGACGTGAAAGCCATGCTCACGACGCTTGGACAGCAAGATCACGACTTCAAAACCGTAGTGATTGACTCGATTGACCACCTTGAGCCGCTTATTTGGCGCAAGGTTTGCGAAGTGAACAAATGGGAAAGCATCGAAACGCCAGGTTATGGCAAGGGCTTTTTAGCTGCTGCAGAGCTCTGGCGCGAGACCATTAGCATCCTGACTGCCTTGCGTGAGTTTAAGCAGATGCACGTCATCTTGATTGCGCACTCGGTCATCCGCGCACACCGCGACCCTGAGATTGAGGAGGTGTCACGGCATGAGCTCAAGTTGCATCAGCGTGCGAGCGCTCTGGTGACTGAGACCAGCGACGTCGTTGCCTTTTGCCGGCACAAAATTACCACCAAAAAAGAGGAAACCGGCTTTGGCAACACCAGGTCGCGGGGGATCAGTACTGGGCGCCGCGTCATGGCAACGGAAGAAACACCGGCGCACGTTGCGAAGAATCGCTTTGGCCTACCTGCGGAGCTTGATCTCAGCTGGTCTGCGCTACACGACGCAATTTATCCACCAACGAAGGAGCAAGCAGCCAATGGCTAAGTTTTCTTTTGACACCTCTACCGTGGAGGTGAGCGGCTCTGGCTCAGCCATGCCGCCAATCCCCGACGGCACCTATCACGCGATGGTGATGGACTCCGAGATCAAGACCACCTCAAAGGGTGGCACGATGATCGTGCTGGAATGGCACATTGTCGGCGACGGCTACGACGGCCGCCGGATCTGGCAAAACTATAATGTCGTTTGCCCTGGCGCAGAAAAGGCAGAGAACATAGCAAAAGCCGACATGGCTAGCGCATGCCAGGCGATGGGCCTTGATGGCTATGAGGACACCGATGAACTGCACATGCAGGAAATCAAAATCACGGTGAGCACTGAGCCCGGTAGGAATGGCTACGGCCCCAAAAACCGTATTGACGCCTACGCTCCGGCATACGACAAACCCGCGCAAGTCGCGCAACCGTCGCAACCCGCGGAACCGTCGGAACCCGCGCAACCCGCGCAACCGCAACAACCCGCAGGCAAGCAGCCACCGTGGGAGAAGTAGTACGCGCCGATCACCTGCGCGATGCCATTGACGGCGCGATAGCCGCGAAGCAAAACGCTCGCGGCCGCGCGCACCTTGGCGCGTCGCTGATTGGCCATGCCTGTGAGCGGCACCTCTGGTACGTCTTCCGGCACTGTGAGACGACAGAGCACTCTGGGCGTTTGCTTCGCTTGTTTGAGCGCGGTCAACGTGAAGAGGCTGAGATGAACGCCTGGCTGCGCGCCGCAGGGCTGACGGTCTGGGACGTTGACGAAGACACTGGCCAGCAATGGCGCATCGAGGACGTTGCCGGGCACTTTGGCGGCAGCCTCGATGGTGTGCTCATTGGCGTGCCAGGATACGAAGACACACCCATGGTGAGCGAGCAAAAGACGCACAACGATAAGTCGTGGACTGACGTCGACAAAAAAGGCGTTAAAGAGAGCAAGCCTCAGCACTACAGCCAGATGCAGGTCTATATGCATCACATGAAGTTGTCATATGCGCTGTACCAAGCGGTCAACAAAAACAACGACCAGCTGTACTTAGAGATCGTGCCCTACGATCAGGCACATGCTCGATTGATGCTTCGCCGTGCCTATCAGGTCATTGCGAGCGACCGGCCGCTAATGCGGCTCAGCGATAACCCCAGTTGGTATGAGTGCAGATGGTGCGATCACCATGCGATCTGTCATCTGGACAAAGTGCCGGCGGTTAGCTGCAGAACATGCGTCGACGCAACGCCCCGCTTAGACGGCGACGGCCTGTGGTGGTGCGAAAAGCATGAGCGCGCGTTGTCGTTAGAAGATCAGCGCGTTGCTTGCCAGGCGCACCGCTATATCCCGCCGTTACTGGAATCCTGGGCAACCGTTGAGTCAGCTGATGACACAGTCGTTACCTACACAAACACCAAAAACCGTCAGACGTTTAGTAACGGCCCCGGCGGCTATGCCAGCTGCGAGCTTGCAACTGCAGATCCTGCTGTGATTGGTGCGCCGATTACTGACCAGCTGCGCGCTGAGTTTGATGGGCGGTTGACGGTATGAGCGAGGACTGGGTACAGCTGATGACTGAGCTTCGTGAACAGCAAAAAGCAGAGCGAGAGGCGCGAGCGCGTATCCCAAAAAACTGCTTCTTCTGTGACCACATGGCATCGCTGCCTGGCTGGTGTGGCAAGTATGAGGCTCGCCCGCCTGCCGCATTTATGGCGCAGTTAGGCGCCTGCCCAGATTTCATTGAGGAAATCCCGTTTTGATGTCAGCGCATAGGTTGTCTCCTGCAAAAAACCCGGTGCGCAGGCCACCGTCTGGCAAGCCTGCACTCGAATCAGGGCAGAAAACTTCGGGCGAGCGGCGGCGTCCGAAGCTCCTTTGGCCGCATCCCTCCCCGGCGGCGGCTTTAAAGAACGGACAGCATGAAGCGCGGGCCCTAGATCCTACACACGCCAATGCTGTCGTCCGCCGCACTTTTTATAGAGAGAAAAATGAGTATTGATGACGCAACCCCAGACCAGTGGAACAAAGCAGCAAAGCCCAAGTCGGCCGACGTGACAGACACGCTTGCGACGCAAATGTTGCCCAGTGACTTTCGCGGTTACTGCCAGGGGCAGGTGCTCAACTTAATCCTGCGAGCAACCCGCGAGCAGAACCAAACGGTCAATCACCTGCGCGAAGCTCGCAAGTTTATTGACCGATGGATCAATCAGGAGGTGCAGCCGTGAGTGATGGTTTTTTGAGTTACAAGGCGGTAGCCGAAATGACGTCTTTGAGCACTCGCACGATACGACGCAAGGTTGAGAGCGGCGATTTTCCAGAACCAATACAGTATGGTGCTCGCACTCTATTCGTTCGCGCGGAAGTCGCTGAATGGTGCTCAGACTTAGTTACTAAGCTGCGAGAAAATCCGCATAGTGCTGCATGAGCTTCGCGCGTCTGGGTAACAATTTGTCCCTAGCGTAAGCCGACCGCACTTGCGATCGCGACGCATGGCTTAGCTGAATCTCCGACACCTCGTCATCTTCCGCATTTGTCACTCGGCACCAATCCTTAAACGTCGTGCGAAAGCCGTGCATCGTTATTGCCCTACCTTCGTGATCTTCAAAACCGTGCAGGCTTAGCTCTTTGCGCATCGCTGCCTCGCTGATGTGCTTGTTCGCTCCGCTGCTGAAAACGTAAAGCGGCATGTCACTGTAATTAAATAGGGCCGTTTTTTTTGCGGTGATTAGCTGTCGCAATTGTGCTGGCTT